GAAGCTGAAATAAGGGGCTTTGAAAAGGCTGAGTCAGGGAAAGTTGAAGGAACACCTGAAGAGCGTAAGGCTGTCGCGTTCAGAAATTATCTTATCAGCGGCAATGCGGCTGAATACCGTGCGCTTGCCAACGATGCGGACGCAACAGGCGGCTATCTCCATGCATCAGAGCAGTTCGTAGCCCGCCTCATTAAGGGACTCGACAATGCTGTATTTGTCCGCAACTACGCCAACGTTATGGCTGTAACTTCGTCTGACAGTCTGGGCTTCCCCTCACTCGATACCGACCTTACTGACCCGACATGGACAACTGAGATCGCTGCACCGCATGAAGACACAACCATGGCGTTCGGACGCAGGGAACTTAAACCGATACAGCTTTCAAAGCTGATTAAGGTTTCTATGAAGCTCCTGCTTACCAGTGCGCTCCCGGTTGAGGGCATCATCGCCGACAGACTCGCCTATAAGTTCGCAGTTGCACAGGAAAACGGCTTCCTCAACGGCACCGGTGGCGGACAGCCTCTCGGAATATTCACCGCCTCGGCAAACGGCGTACCCACAGCACGGGACGAAGCCACAGGTAACACCGCCTCTGCTGTATCCGCTGATGGACTTATTAACGCTAAGTTCAAGCTCGCCGCACAGTATCGCAAGACCGCACGCTGGGTATTCCACCGTGACATCATCAAAATGATAAGCAAGCTCAAAGACGGCGAAGGACAGTACCTCTGGTCCCCCGGACTTGTCGCAGGCGAGCCTGACAGACTCCTCGGACTCCCGGTAGACGAGAGCGAATACGCACCTTCGACAATCCAAAGTTCGGCTTACGTTGGCGCACTCGCTAACTGGCAGTACTACTGGATAGCCGAACTCCAGGGACTTAATGTTCAGAGGCTTAACGAGCTGTACGCAGGAACTTCACAGGTTGGATTTATCGGTAGGTACTACGGAGACGGCGCACCTGTACTCAGCTCCGCATTTGTCCGTGTCAAGCTCGGATAGGGGTGTTTCTCATGCTTAGCGAGAACGTAAAAATTGTACTGGCGAAGGCGGCACAGGCCGCCGGAACAACTGAGGTGCTGTCTGATGTAATTGACACCTGTGGCTTTGAGGGTTGCATCTTTATGACCTGTTTTGCGACCGCAAACGCAGGAAACTACATCAAAGTCAAACAGGATACAGCGGCAAACGGAGCAACTGCCGCCGACCTTGCGGGAACAAAAGTTACCTCAGGTTCTTCCGATGAGGGTGTCGCTATCGATATTAACCGTCCGCAGAAGAGATACCTACAACTTAGTGCGACACGTACCGCATCATCGGCACTCGGCGAAATATGGGCGATCCTTTATGGACCCGTCAAGGCTCCTGTCGTAAGCGCACTCACTGGCACACTCGCAATTGAGGCGCACGTGTCACCATCTGAAGGCACAGCATAAGGACAAGGGGGGGCTATATGCCTCCCTTTTTTATTTAATTAAGGAGGTAAAAAAATGAGCAATGTAAAAAACTATATAGAGCAGGGCGGGGAAAAAACCGTTATTGGCGGCGAACTTAACATAGCCTCCGGCGGGAAAATAACCGCAGCCGGGACACAGGCTAACCACATCGCCGATGTTACGGTCACCGCGACACTCACCGGAGTAGACACCGGAACAGACATGACGGCGGCGCAGGCAGCAACAATAGTGACTGACCTCACGGCGCTTAAAACAGCAGTCAACGCCATACTCGCCGCTCTTGAGGGTGTAGGAATCCTCAAAACCTCTTAGGAGGTGAGGATATGAGACTTTCTCGTTTTACCGTATCCGTCACCACAGACGAATCAGGCGATGCTGTCGTCTACTCGCCACAGTGCAACGGGCTGATCCGCACAGTTGAATATGTCAAGCCCTCATCGGGCGGTCTTGATAAGGCAACAGACATAGACATTGTTGCTGATATCAGCGGGGCAGTTATTTGGACAAATGATGACCTCGCAGCATCACAGGTCATTCACCCGCTCGCACAGGCGCAGGACAACAAAGGAAAGGACATCACAGGTGCTTATGCGCCGATTTGTCTTGCTGATGAGCGCATCAAAATAACCGTAGCAAACGGCGGGAATGCCGCATCAGGCACGTTTATTTTTACCATCGAAGGGGTTGCGTTATCTTGACAAAAGTTAAAATGCTGACCCGCTTTGCTACTCCCTCAATCATGGCAGCCCCAGGACAAGTTATTGAGGTAATGGACAGCGTAGCCGACAGCCTTATTGCCAACGGTTACGCTGTCTTAATTATGCGCGACAAAGTCCCGATTATCGAGACGGCGGCACTTGATAGGGAAGTTGAGAAAGCGGTCAAGTCGAAACCAGTCAACAAGAAAAAGAGGTGAGGTGAATGGCAGACGCAGAGTGGACAGAAATACTCACACTCGCAGAAGTTAAGACCCATCTCAGGGTAGGCTCAGACACTTCAGAGGACAGCCTTATAACGACTTACATCACGGCGGCAAGGGAGTATGTCGAAGGTTATCAAAACCGCATCTACCTTTCAACAGACGAAGAAGTGACCGCTGAAACTATGACAGGCCTTGAAAAAGCGGCTTGTCTCCTGTTGATTGGTCACTGGTACGAAAACAGACAGGCTGTAGTCCTCGGAACGCCGCCGTCCGAAGTGCCGTTTGCCGTGAAAGCGCTCCTCGATATCAGAAGGAATGTCCCGGTATGAGCCAGAAAATAACGAATATCGGCGAACTCAGGGATAAGGTCACATTTACTCGCCTCGAAACTACATCTGACGGCATGGGCGGCGTTACGGCCACGGATAAGACCATCTGCACGGAGTGGGCATTCGTCACCGTGCCGTCTACCCGTGACGGTATTGTTGCCGGGGCAAATGCGGAATACCGCTCACACGTGGTCAGAGTAAGACAAAACGCCACAACGCTCGGAATCGACATCAACGACAAGGCGACTTGGCGTAACTGGACGCTCACGGTTAAAGGTGTTCGCCCTGACGGTCACGAATGGATCGATTTTGATTGTGTGGTGGTGGACAAGTGATAACTGTCAAAGTCAAAGGGCATGACGAACTTGTGAAGGAACTTCGAAAAGCCTCAAAAGAGATACAAAATGAGGCTAGAAATATCCTCAACTCACAAGCGAAGGTTGTTAGAGACCACATTAAAAGCCGTTGTCCTGTTAATGATGGGACGCTGAAGAAGTCCATCAAGGCGAAACTTGCCAGAAAAGCACTGCTTGCAAGTGTACAGATGGGCGGCGGTAAGGCTTATTATGCGCCATATGTTGAATTCGGCACTAAAAATATGAGCGCAAGAGCGTTTTTCTACAACACCGCCCGACTTCACGAAGACGAAACGCACGAAAAACTCACCGACATGATGACCAAAAAGCTGAAGGAGGCGAGCGGTGATGGGTTATAAGACAGCATTCCAGAGCGTATATACCTTACTCAGCACCGATACGGCATTAAAGGCAAAGGCAAAGGTTTATGACTTTGTGCCTGAAGATGCGACTTCGCCGTACATTCAAATTCAGTTCTCACAGGCCCTCAGAGGTCGGATACTTAACGAATCAGAGCGGGAAATGTACTTTGACCTTCACATCTGGAGTCAATACCGAGGCTCGAAGGAGGTACTTGAGATAATCGACCTCATAGCCGCCATCGTGCCGTCTGAGTGGTTCGAGGAAGACTCACAAACAATAATTCGAGATGAGTCAGGATGGTATCACGGAATAATAACCTTAAAACTTTACGACCGATAAATAAAACAAACCGCAGAGCCGTAAGGCTCTATTTTTTTTACCCTAAGGAGGACAAAAAATGAGCGCAACAGCAAGCAAAGTATCAAAAATGCTGCTTACAGTGGGGGGTACTCCCACAGAGCTGGGAGAGGTTCGCTCTTTCTCGATTGAAACGAGCCTTGGCACTATAGACGTATCCACGCTTTCAACCGATTGGAAGAAATACCTCGTTGGACAGGCGGGTTGGAGCGGATCTCTTGAGTGCTTTTATGACCCAAACGATACCGCACAGGCTGACCTCGTATCTAAGGCACGTGCGGGGACTCTCTGCACTGTCACTGTTCAGCCTCTTGGAGCTGGTGTTGGAAAAACACAGCTTTCAGGCACTTGTTATGTCACATCAATGTCTATAAGTGGCGCAACAGAGGATGCAGTCGGACTCAGTATCTCATTCCAGGGCACGGGCGAACTGGCTTTAGCTGCTAATGCAAGTTAGGAGGTGCTGACATGGGCGCACTTTCAGCCAAAAAAGCAATCCTAAAACTTGATATAAGCGGCGTAAAGGTCCCTGTCGGCGAGGTCAGGAATTTCAGCCTTGAGACAAGCCTTGGAACTATAGACGTGTCAAACATCGGTACGAATTGGAAAGAGTTTCTTGTCGGACAGGCGGGTTGGACTGCCTCGATGGAACTCTTCTATGACCCAACCGACACAGCACAGGACGCACTTATTGACCGCACTGTAGC